TCTTACAGGAGATCCTGCAATTATAGGTGTTGCATGTTCTATTGTGTCTGATATTACTAATGGTAAATTTAAATTGCTTAAATGGGATAAACAAGAAAGAAAATATTATCCTATTGAAATTAATCTATACGAGAAAGGAGAACTAGATGAGCATTAAACAACAAATAAAAATGCCTGACTTTGAGGCAGATCAACAAGATGCAATGAAGAAAACGGATAATATTCAGTCTCTTGCAGACCAAGTTGAACAATTAGAAAAGTTTATTCAATCTATTGAAGATAGGGAGAATGAAATAAAAGAACTTAAAAAATCTAGAGATAGAATATCGGGTGACATCATACCAACTATGATGTCAGAGATGGGTCTCTCAGAATTAAAACTTCAAGATGGATCACATCTTAAAGTTGCCACTTCTTATAAAGCTCACATTAGTGAAGCTAATAAAGAAATGGCTTTTAACTGGCTTCGTGACAATGGACTAGGTGATATTATTAAGAACGAGATCTTGGTAGCATTTGGTCGTAACGAGGATAACAAGGCAGCGTCTTACGCTGAACTTGCGAAGAGTCAAGGGTTTCAACCGACACAAAAGATGAAGGTTGAGCCCATGACTCTGAAAGCGCTAGTCCGTGAGCGTTTAGAGGCGGGTAAAGAAATGCCAACGGAAATTTTCGGTGTATACACTGAGAATAAAACAACAATAAAAAGGAACAAGTAACATGAACCAAGTAGCAACGAAAAAAGAAGGAGCATTAGCAACTAATTTGTTTGAAGCTGATGCAAACCAAGGGGCTCAAAATATTTCGCAAGAAGATCTTGCGTTACCTTTCTTAAAAATTTTGGGTCAACTATCTCCAGAGGTAAACAAGAGAGATGGTAAATATGTAGAAGGTGCTGAACCTGGCAAGATAATTAATACTGTTACAAACGAATTGTTTGATAGTATTAATGTAATACCTTGTCACTACAAAAGACAGTACATCGAATGGCAAGACAGGGGTACCAGCACTGGTGCACCAGTAGCTATTCATGAAGCAGGGAGTGATATAATTAATCAAACCAAAAGAGATGCTTCATACAAAGATAGATTACCAAACGGTAATTATCTTGATAATACTGCAAATCATTTTGTATTGGTATTAGGTAAAAGCCCAAGCACAGCATTAATATCTATGAAATCTACTCAATTAAAAATTAGTAGAAAATGGAATTCAATGATGATGGGTATTAAAATGCAGGGTAAAAATGGATTATTTACTCCGCCTACATACAGCCACATTTACAATCTAAAAACTGTACAAATGTCAAATGACAAAGGTACATGGTTTGGTTGGGATGTGAGCAAAGTTGGTCCCGTAGCTTCTAAAGGAGACTACGAAATGGCTAAAGGCTTTGCAACAAGTGTAGGCAAAGGAGAAGTCCAAGCTAAACACGGCTCAGAAGAAAACGAGTCTAAACAACCATACTAGAATCCTAGGTAGTGGGCGTCGAAGCTAGCGTGGAAACGCCCACGTATATTTTTATGGTTGAACAATTTAAAAAAATATTTTTAGGATTAGATCGTGCTCACGGTGTCACTAAAGTAGGCGAATCAAACGGTAACGGAAAAAAAGTAAAAGGAGTATCTTTTATTAAGAGAGAACCAGTTACAGATGATTTATGGAAAAAACATTTAGACGGCACAGATAGTTTAGGTGTCATACCTATTAACGATGACAACAATTGTAAGTGGGGATGTATAGATATAGATTCATACGCAGGGTTTGATCACAAACAATTAATAGATAAAATAGATAAATTAAATTTACCACTAATAGTATTTAGATCTAAGTCTGGTGGTGCACATGTATTTTTATTTACAGAAGATTATGTATCTGCAAAATCTATGCAAGATAAGTTAATGCAGATAAAAGCTGTATTGGGATATGGTGGTTCAGAAGTTTTTCCAAAACAAACGGAATTAAAATCGAAAGATGATACAGGAAATTTTTTAAACTTACCATATTTTTCTGGTAACAAAACAACAAGATACGCATTTAAAAAAGATGGGGCAGGTGCTACACTAGATGATTTTTTTTCATTGTATGAAAATACAAAAGTAAAAGATGTTGATAGTATAAAAGTAGAAAGACCTAAATCAGAATATAGTGATGGACCACCATGTATTGAAACACTAGCTATGAATAAAATAGGTGAAGGTGGTAGGAACAATGCATTGTTTCATTATGGTGTGTATGCAAAACAAAAATGGCCAGGTGAATGGAAATCAAAATTAATTTTATTTAATGCAACTGCAATGGAAAGACCATTATCTGATTCAGAGGTACAGATAGTTGTTACACAGCACGACAAAAAAGAATGGGGCTATAAATGTAAAGATGAACCTATGTGTAGTATGTGTGATAAAACTTTATGTCGAACTAGGAAATATGGTATCGGCCAGGAGATTATGTTTCCTGGGCTAACCGACCTCCAGGTAATAGACTTGGAGGATCCTTACTACTATCTCAATGTAGACGGAGAAAGATTATACTTAGAGAATGTAAAATACTTGAGACAGCAAAGTTTATTTCAGGAGGCATGTATGAAACAATTAAGAAACAGACCACCAACATTAAAAGAAAAAGATTGGGTGACCATAACAAATTTATTATTAAATAGCGCAGAAGTCACAGAACCTGCGGAAGGATTAAGAACAGAAGATCAATTACAAAATCATTTAGAAGAGTTTTGTTTAAACAGGCAGGTATCAACAGATAAAAATGATTTAAAAAAAGGTGGTGTATGGACATCAGAAGGCTATCATCATTTTGTATTTGATAGATTCTATCACCAGTTTTTAATGCGTAGAAGATGGGATCTAGGTTATTCAAGAACAGCACAATTGCTAAAAGAAAAATGTGATTGTGAAAATAAAAGAATTGGAAAAGAAAGATTATCTATATTTGTAGTTAAAGAGTTTGATAAAAAAACAGATGATTACAAACCTAAAAAATTAAAAGAGGAGTCACCATACTAATGAAAACAATTGTATTAGGACCACCAGGCACAGGTAAAACAACTACGTTGTTAAACAAAGTAGATGACTATTTAAAACAAACAGATCCTGATAAAGTTGGTTACTTTGCTTTTACACAGAAAGCTGCGTACGAAGCAAGAGACAGAGCTATAAAAAAATTTAATCTTACAGAAGACGACTTACCATACTTTAGAACATTACACTCACTAGCATTTAGAAAACTTGGTGTAAAAAAAGAAGACGTAATGCAGCGCAGGCATTATGTTGATCTTGGAAATAAACTAGGTTTTCCTGTAAACTACGCAAAGTTTGAAGACGATCATAATGGTATCTTTACATCTGACAGTGAATACTTACGAATAATTAATCTCGCAAAGTTACGAAATATTACACCAGAACAACAGTTTGATTTAGCAGAACACAACAGTGATCTTGAAAGAGATAAGCTAACTATTATTGCAAATGAGATAGAACGATACAAAAAAGAATACAATCTAATAGATTTTAACGACATGATATTACATTTTATCAAATCAGATAAGTCACCGAAGTTTGATGTAGTATTTATAGATGAAGCACAAGATCTATCGTTAATGCAGTGGGATATGGCAAAAAGTATTTGGAATAAAACAACAGATTCTTTTATTGCAGGTGATGATGATCAGGCAATATTTAGGTGGGCAGGTGCAGATGTAGATTCTTTTATTGCACAGAAAGGTTTGATGGTGCCACTTATACAATCACACAGAATACCAGCAGCTGTGCATAACGTTGCTATGAATATAATAAACAAAGTTAGAAACAGAATAGATAAAACTTGGAAACCAAAAACACATCAAGGAGCTTTGTCTAGGTATGATGACTTTGAACAATTAGATATGTCTTCAGGTGAATGGTTAGTTATGGCTAGAACTAAATACATGTTAAACGAATTAGAAGAAACATTATATAGAAACGGTTTGTATTATAGAAATAAATTTAAGAAAACTAAAGAACAAGAATTACACTATGCTGCACAAGACTGGGAGAACTTACGTAAAGGTCAACCTATAGCATACAAACAAATAGAAAGAATTTACGGATACATGAAAGATAATACAGATAAGAAAAAACTAAAAGGTATGTTGAAGGATTCTTCTTACGATATAGATACACTTAAACAATCTTATGGTTTGAAAACAGATAAACCTTGGTTTGAGGCATTTGATGATGCACCAAGTCGAGATGTAAGCTATCTAAGAAAGATGAGAAAGAATGGAGAAAAACTGAACGAAGATCCACGAATAACTTTGTCAACCATACATGGTGCAAAGGGTGGTGAATCACAGAACGTTGTATTATTAACTGATCTCAGTGAAAACACAATGAAGGCATACGAAAAAAACCCAGATGATGAGAATAGATTGTTCTACGTTGGTGCAACAAGGACCAAGGAACATCTACATATCATATCACCAAAACAAGAATACAAAGGATACAGTATATGACAAACAAAGATATGTTCAAAGGAACAACATACTCTTCATTAGAAGAGCAGGTAGGTGGCAAACATTATAAAAATTTTCGCATACAGCCAGCAGAGTTTATTAACGAAAATAAACTTTTATTCGCAGAAGGCAACGCTATAAAATATATTTGCAGGCACTCTGTAAAAGGAGGGCAACAAGATATTGAAAAAGCAATACATTATTTAAAGATGATATTAGAGAGGGACTACTCATGAGTTGGGAAGAATATAGAAAACAAGCAAAGATATCAGAAGAAAAATTTGCAAAAAATTTAATTGATCCAATATGGGCAAATGATTATGAAAACATGAAAGAGCATTGGGATGTCAAAGGAGTGTTTAAAAACAAAACTTATAAATTTGATGTCAAAGGAATGAAAAAGAAAAATCGATGGGACAATAATTTTCAGGATGATATTGCGTGGGTTGAAGGAACAAATGTTAGAGGTGAACCTGGTTGGGTAAAAGGCAAAGCTAATTATATTGTTTTTGAAAGAAACAAGTATTGGTTGATAGTTGATAGACAAGAGTTATTAAATCATGTAGTAAATAAATTAAAGGAGAAAGGTTATGAAAAAGGAAAAGGTATTTATCAAGTTTATCAACGAGATGGTAGACAAGATAAAATAACAATGGTTCCTTATGAAGATATTGAAAAACTAACCAACATAGAAAAGGTTGATAAAGATGATACTAAAACCAATATTTAAACCACAAACAGAATGGGTGCCACCAGAATCTTTTCCTGACTTATCTAAGTATGATGAGATATCAATAGACTTAGAAACAAAAGACCCTGATCTTAAAACAATGGGATCTGGTTCTATTACAGGTAGATCTAAAATAGTTGGTATAGCTTTAGCTGTAAAAGATTGGTCTGGATACTATCCAATAGCACACGAAGGTGGTGGTAATTTAGATAAGAAAAAAGTTATGGATTACTTTAGAACTATTCTAAACTACCCCTCTACAAAGATATTTCACAACGCTATGTATGACGTATGTTTTATACGTGCTGCAGGCCTTAAAATTAATGGAACCATCGTAGATACTATGATTGCTGGCTCTCTCGTGGACGAGAATCGCTTTCGTTACGATTTAGGCTCCATGGGTAGGGATTACCTCGGAAGAGGCAAAAACGAGGCTATATTGAACGAAACAGCAGCTATTTGGGGTGTAGATGCTAAGTCAGAGATGTATAAATTACCTGCTATATATGTGGGTGAGTATGCTGAGAGAGATGCAGAGATGACTCTTGAATTATGGCAACAAATGAAACAAGAGATACAGCACCAAGATATAGAATCTATTTTTGATTTAGAGACTGAACTTTTTCCTTGCCTCGTCGATATGCGTTTCTTAGGAGTTCGAGTAGATGTTGAAGCAGCGAATCAATTAAAACAGAAACTATTAGCAGAAGAAAAAGAATGCTTACAAAAAGTAAAAAAAGAAACATCAATAGATATCCAAATATGGGCTGCTCGATCGATTGCGAAAGTTTTTGAAAAATTAAACCTACCTTTTGACCGAACTGAAAAAACAAACTCTCCATCATTTACTAAAAACTTTTTAAAGAATCATCCTCATCCAATAGTTAAACATATTGCTAGAGCTCGTGAAATAAACAAAGCTCATACTACGTTCATTGATACCATATTAAAACATGAACATAAAGGAAGAATACATGCTGAGATAAATCAGCTTAGATCCGATCAGGGTGGTACAGTAACAGGTAGATTCAGTTACAATAACCCAAACCTACAGCAAATACCAGCACGTAACAAGGAACTTGGACCACTGATTAGATCTTTATTTATACCAGAACAAGGTTGTAAATGGGGTGTATTTGATTACTCACAACAAGAACCAAGACTTGTTGTGCACTACGCAGCATTACAGAATCTCTATGGAGTATC